CGCTGATTAAGTGGTATACATATGGCCCGAAAAAAGGACATTTGAAAAGCCTTTGGCCACTTGACAGCAATGCGGTGACGATGTATGTCGATGATGCCGGATGGTTGAATCGAAAAAATGCAATTTGGTATGAGTATACGGAGAACGGTAAAGCGTGGATTTTAAGCCCGAGAGAAGTATTGCATTTCAAGTCCAGCGCCACATTTAATGGTTTAGTCGGCTTGGCGGTTCGGGATATTTTGAAAACACAAATAATGACCGCCAATCATGCGGAAGAATATTTAAATAAGCTTTATCGCGGGAATATGTTCGGCGGTAAAATCATTTTGCAATATACCGGTGATTTAAATAAAACGGCAAAAGATACGCTGATTAAGAATACGGAGCGATATGCAAATTCTGTGGGTACCGGGAAGTTTTTACCGATACCGATGGGCGTCAAAGCAGATTCGCTGGATATGAAGTTATCGGATGCAGAATTTACCGTTTTAAACAAACTGCATGCGCTTCAAATTGCGTCGGCATTTGGGATTAAACCGAATATATTGAACAATTATGATAAATCCAGCTATGCCAATTCTGAAACCCAGCAGCTTGATTTTTATATCAATTCGCTGATGGGATGCATTAAAGGATACAAAGAGGAGCAGACGCGGAAGCTGTTGTATCGCGGCATTTTGGAACATGATTCGAAAGAGCTGTTCAAGATGGACCCGGTCAAACATATGACTTACCTAAAACAAGGGATGAATAATTTTATGATGACGTCAAATGAAGCCAGAGAAGAATTAGGATATCCATACGTTGACCACCCGAAAGCAGACGCATTAATGGGCAACGGCAACTATATTACGCTTGACCAAGTGGGCGAGCAGGGGAAAGGAGAGCAAAGTGTCAAAAATATTAAATCTAAAGACAGATAAAGAACGCGGCTCGCTTGAGATTAAAAATCAGACCGAAACATCCGCGGATTTATGTGTTTATGGATATATTTCGGATACCAAGTGGAGCACCGACAATCAGACGGTTATTCCGGCTGACGTTAAAGCACTGTTGGAGGAGATAAAAGACGTTAAGACGTTGAACATTTATATCAACTCGGGCGGTGGGTCTGTGTTCGCAGGGATGGCGATCTATAACATGCTGAAACGTTGTAAGGCTGAAAAGATTGTGTATGTAGACGGTATTGCGGCCAGTATCGCTTCCGTGATTGCGTTTTGCGGCGACAAGCTGGTGATTCCATCGAACTCATACCTGATGATTCATAAGGCATGGACGCTGGCAATCGGCAACGCCGAGGAGATGTTGCAAACGGCTGAGATGCTTGAAACCATTGATAAAGGCATCCTTTGTGTATATGAAGAGAATCTGAAAGACGGGGTATCATCTGAGGATATTAAGCAGATGGTCGAGGCTGAGACATGGATGACAGGCGATGAAGCGGCCGAGTATTTTGACGTCACGGTAACCGAAGCGAATGAAGCCGTGGCGTACACAGGACCGCTGAATTATGAAAATATCCCTAAGGGATTAAAACGAGACAAACCAAAGGATAAAGCGAAAGAAAAGCAAAAGCAGTCTTTGGCAAGGCTGAAACTGGCATTAGATATCTAGTGCCTTTTATTTTACCCAAATATGAAAAGGAGAAACAGCAGTGAACAAATTATTAGAACTGAATGCGAAGATGGATGATCTTCGCAAAGAAATTGAAGGTTTCAACGATGATACACCGATTGAAACGATTGAAGCGAAACACAAGGAACTTAAAAAGCTGAGAGCAGAGATTATGCTTGTGGAGGATTTGGAAGAAGACGCAAAAGCAAAGGTTGTCGTTTCAGAAGACGGTAAGACCTACACGGCGATGCGGGATGGGAAGGAAGAAGACGAGCAGGAAGATGTGCGGGCGACTAAGAAATATGCGAATGCGTTTTATCGCTATATCCGAAATCAGGCACTCACTTCTGATCAGCATGCGGTGTTGGGCGCGATTAGTTCAACAGGCGTTCCTGTGCCGAAGTCTTTTCAAAACAAGTTGGTGATTGCGCTAGAAAACAATAATGTTATGCGCTCACTAGCGACGATTATTCAGACGGAAACCGATAAGGACATTCCGTTTGTGGCGACACATGGCACAGCGGAATGGACGGATGAAAGCACGGATTTCAATGACTCAGATCCGGGATTCGATGTGATTACGCTTTCCGCATACAAACTGACACGTATCGTGAAGGTGCCGGAAGAAGTGTTAGAAGACGTAACGTTCGATTTGGAAGCTTATCTGGTTCAGTCGTTTGCTCAGACCTTTGCAGTGCCTGAAGAAGCGGCATTTGTTGTTGGCGACGGTAATAAGAAACCGAAGGGCGTTATGATTGATGGTCAAGTCGGTAAAACATCGGAAAGCACGCTTGCCATTACTGCGGATGACATCATTGACCTTTATTACTCGCTCAAGCGTGTTTATCGCAAGAAAGCCACATGGCTGATGAATGATGAAACAGTCAAAGCGGTCAGAAAACTAAAAGACGGAGACGGCAATTACCTGTGGGCGAAAGGCTTGGGCGAAGAACCGGAAACGATTCTTGGCAGACCAATCGAAACATCTGATGCGGCACCGACGATTGCGGCATCCGCAAAGGCGATGGCGTTCGGTGATATGTCTTTTTATATGATTGGCGACAGAAGTTCGCGCCGTTTTCAGCGTTTGAGTGAATTGTTTGCGGCCAAGGGTCAGATTGGTTTCAGGGGATATGAGAGAACCGATGGCAAGTTGATTTTGCCGGAAGCCGTAAAAACACTGGAAATGGCGGCAGAGTAAAGGAGATAAGATATGAAAATTAAAATGTTAGAGTCATGCGCGGGTACGCGCTTTTCTTATACCAAGGGCACAACAATTGAGGTTCCTGACAAAGTTGGGAAAGACCTTGTTAAGGCCGGATATGCGGAAAGCCTTGAAAAAGCGAAAAAAGCTAAAACGGTTGAAGCCACTGACGCTGAGGTCAAGGTGACTGCGAAAGAAGAAAAATAATGGCTATTATTTCACTTGAAGAAGCGAAAAGCTATTTAAAGATTGATATTGAAGACGATGACAGTTTACTTAATTTGCAGATTTCAGCCGCTGAAGCATATATAACCAACGCCACAGGTGAAACTTATACCGGCGAAGATCATTTGGTTAAGCTGTATTGCTTAATGTTGGTTCAACACCTTTATGACAACAGAACATTGGTGATTACAGGGAACGAACAGATCAGCACCACTGCATCGGCGATTATGCTGCAGTTACAGCTTAAAGTGGATGAGACTGTATAAGCAAATGTTGTTTGTGATTGATATCAGATTAGGAGATGAACATGGCAAAAGAAAGCGAAAAAAAAGAAACCACTTTGGATGTTTCAATGGATGAAGTGAAAGAAGTGAAACGCACGGATAACCGAATCGTTTTTAAAGTGAATAAGCCGGTGTCAAAAACACGATTTGCGTTGATTGATGCAATGGTCAGAGGTCAGATGGAAAAGAGCGGACTTAAAATTGTGTTGATGCCATATTCGTGTGATTTAAAAGAGTAAGACGGAGAAATTAAGATGAAAAAGCTTAACCCCGGCACGTTAAATAAACGGATTTCTATCTATGAATCCAATCCAAATTCATCTGACGGCGCAGGCGGCAGGGAAGACGATTGGAAAACCAAAGCCGGATGGACAAAGGTGTGTGACCTTTGGGCATCGATTCGCCCAGCCGGGGAGCGCGCCGTAACCTTTGCAGGGCAAATGGGCGTAGAAGTGACGCACACGGTACTCATTCGATATCGTGAGGATATCAGCGAAAAGCAAGTGATTGATTTTGGCAGGCGCAAACTGGACATCAAGACGATTCGAAACTTTGATGAAGCGAACACACAGCTGCAACTCATCTGCCTTGAAAGGAAACCGACATGAGCAAAGCGACAACTATTTCTGTCACGGGTATGGATAAGACGATTAAAAACCTCATTCGATATAACGAGGACTTTTATCAAAAAGCAACCATGATATCGAAAAATGCGGCGACCATCGTTGAGAATGTGGCAAAGCAAGATGCACCTGTCGGCAAGACCGGCAATCTTAGACGCTCGATTAAGAAAAAGAAAGTGGATGCCACTCGGGTTGCATTCACGGTGATGCCGCGCTCAGGCAAAGGCGGGAATCATCGCCATTTGGTTTCGTATGGTACAGCACCAAGAAGACAAAAGAAAACGGGTAGGAACACAGGTGTCATGCCGGAAAATGACTTTATGTCCGATGCAGAGAAAGCGGCAGAACCATACTTTGAAAGTTCAATGAAAGCGGAGGCACGACGTGATATCTATATTTGATTTACAAAAAGCAATTTTTGCGGCGCTTAATGTTGAGACCATAACCGAGACCGCCGAGGTGTATGACTATATACCCGAATCAGCGCCCATGCCGTTTGTCGTCATCGGTGATGATCGTTTTGAAAAATGGCATACCAAAACAGAAAAAGGGTGGGAGACCACGTCAACGATTCACGTTTGGGGCGCGGAAAAGAGCATGAAAACCGTTAAGCAACTGCTGGCATCGATTGAATCGTTATTATCCGTGGATTTGGGCGACTTTGAGTTTAAAGAAGTGAGCAGTGTTTCGGCGGTGCGCTTTGACGTGGAATTTGTGCACGGCAAAATAGAAGTGAAATATCGAGTTGAGGAGGAATAAACATGGCAAAAGTAAAAGGCGTTAATGTTTTGATAAAAATTGGCGAATTGACCGTGGGCGGTCAGCGCGGCGCGACCTTGAATATGGCCGCAGACACCACGGACGTGACGACCAAAGACAGTAACGGATGGAAAGAAAACGAACTGGGTTTTAAAGAATGGGGCATTGAGTTTGACGGTCTTTGGGTGGTGGACGATGCGGCGCTGACGGCACTGCAGACCGCGTTTATGAATGATACGCCCTTATCGGCATCGATGGAAATGCCAAACGGGGATGCGTATTCAGGTACAGCGCTGTTAACCGAGTTCCCAATCGAAGCACCGTATGATGACAATGTGACGTACTCGGGCAGTTTGACGGGCACGGGCGCACTCAGCTTTGATGAAGCGGCGTAAAAGGAGTATAGGCTAAATGGATAAACCATGGGAAATGATACAAGCGGATAAACAGCGCAGGCTTCGGTTTGACACCAATGCGTTTTGTTTGATGGAAGAAATCACGGGCAAACCGATGACAGAGTTAAACCAACGAGCAGGCATTCGCGATATTCGCGCGATGCTTTTTTGTGGGCTGTATTGGGACGACGATCAGTTAACACTTGAAGGGGCGGGCGAAATTCTTGATGTCATTATGCAAAAAAAAGGCGGTTTAGATGAAGTCACCAAGAAAATCGGCAAAGCGCTCGAAGCGGCAACCGGGTCGATGTCAAAAAAAAACAAGAAGAAGCTGAAGTTCTTGACTTAAAAGAAGCATATAAGTTCTACACCGGCGCGATTGGTTTGTCGCCTGATGAATTTTTTAAATCAACGCCGTATGAACTGCATTTAAAAGCTGAAGGATGCTTTGAGGCGATGATTCGAAATGCCGAGCTTTCGGCGTATGTGACGAGCGTCGGTGTGAACAATGTTTTAAACAAAAAGAAGATTAAGGTCTTTGATAAGGACGGAAGCAAGACCACAGAAAAGACATTGGAGCAGAAACAAGACGATCTTAAATATTTAAAAGAAAGATTTGGAGGATAAAGCGTGAAAGCGCTTTTTTTAATACATGGCGTTATTGATAAAAATCGGCGCAAGCTTAAAAGATTTTGATCGCCAGATGCGCCGTGCGACAAAAGAAATCCAGACGGTGGCCAATAAGTTCACCAATGTGGGGTCAACGTTAACACGTAATATCACTGTGCCGTTGATGGGCATGGCGGTCATGGCAGGCAAGGTCGGCGTGGCGTTTGAATCGCAGATGCTTAGGGTGCAAGCCATCAGTGGGGCAACCGGCGAAGAGATAAGTGCGCTTGAAAGTAAAGCACGTGAGCTTGGCGCGACCACGATGTATAGCGCAACCGAAGCGGCCGAAGGCTTGGAGAATTACGCCAGAGCAGGATTTAGCGTTGCTGAGAGCTTGGATGCAATTGGACCATCGGTGAATCTTGCGATTGCCACAGGGAATGACCTCGCTGATGTTACGGATATTGTCGCATCGGCGATTCGTGGGTTTGGTATGGACGCTAAGGACACAGCGAAGATGACCGACCTTTTAGCATCCACCACCGCGAACTCAAATACGAACCTTACTGACCTTGGCGAAGCGTTTAACTATGTCGCGCCGATGGCGGCGGCGCTCGGGTATACGGCTGAGGACGTAGCCGAAGAATTGGGGCATATGGCGAACGCCGGGATTAAGGGCAGTATGGCGGGCACGTCGCTTAGAACGGCGCTCACGAATCTTGCGAACCCAACCGCGGCGGCAAAATCGGCATTGAAAAAGTTAAATGTGGAAGTCGCAGACGCTGAGGGTAATATGTTGCCATTGGATGATGTGGTTTCCAAGCTTCGAACCTCGTTTAAGGATTTGAGCGAAGAGGAACAAGCACAGGCGGCATCAACCATCTTCGGCAAGCGCGCCATGAGCGGTATGCTCGCGGTGATCAACGCCACCGAGGATGATATCAATAAATTAGCGGATGCGACGACGAACTATAACGGAACGGTGCAAGAACAAGCCGACATCATGCAGTCGGGGCTTAAAGGGACATTGCTTAAGCTAAAATCAGCGGCTGAAGAGTTTGCGATAGCGATTTCTGAGGTTTTGCTTCCGGCGTTTAAAGAATTGGTCGAAAAGGTTCAGACGGCGGTGGATTGGTTGAACAATTTAACGCCTGAGCAAAAAGAGAGCATGCTCAAGTTCTTAGGTATGGCGGCGGCGCTTGGACCATTGCTTTTAATCATCGGTAAGGGAATCTCCTTATTCGGCAAACTGCACGGCTTGATTCAAATCATATCCACCGGGGCAGGGATTGCAGGCGGGGCGCTATCCGGGATGGTTTTTCCGATCATTGCGATCATCGCGGTGGTGGCAGGGCTCATTGCCCTGTTTGTGCATCTGTTTCGAACGAATGAGGAGTTTAGAGATAAAGTCACAGGCATCTGGGAGCAGATTAAAACGATGTTTTCGGGTGTGGGTGAGTTCTTTGTGGCGTTGTTCGAATTTTTAAAAGGGCTTTGGCAGAATAACTTTTTAAACATCCAAGGCATCACGCAAGCGGGCTTTCAGTTCATCATTGATATTTTAATGGCAGGCATACAGTTCATTACGGATTTATTCAGCGTGTTTACGATGATGCTCAAAGGCGATTGGCAGGGCGCATGGGAAGCCATTGTGAACCTGCTGAAAAACTTATGGACCAACATTAAAAAGATTATGAAGTCAGGGGGAGACTTAGTTAAAAATACCTGGGGCGTGCTTCTGGAAGCAATGGTCACTAAAGTGAAAGACAGAATCGAGAAAATTAAGCAGACGTTTAATGACCTAAAAGAGAAGATTAAAGGCATTTTGGATAAAATTAAAGCCATGTGGAAAGCCTTTAAGCTGCCGACGTTTAGCCTAAAGATGTCCAGCCGGAGATTTTTGGGAAAAACTATCACCTTCCCAACCGGGTTTAACATCAACTGGATGGCGGAGGGCGGAATCTTTACGAAACCGACATTGCTCGGCGGGGGTAATGGTGTGGGCGAAGCCGGAAAAGAAGCGGTATTGCCACTTAGCAAACTGCCCGGGCTATTGGGATTAAATCAAAACGGCAAAAACATCATACAAGTGATTTTAAACGGTGAAGTGATTGAAGAGTGGATGGATGACCGTTTGGGGTCTAGGACATTCGGGGGCTATTAGATGTGGGATATAACGATTGACGGTCAAGCGGTGGTGAATCAAGCGATTGGCGCTTCGATTAACAACCAATTAAACCGTCAAAACTCCACGTTTAGCGTGGAATGCAAGGGCATGCATGAAAAACGGCACTTTAAAGAATGTGCGATTACGCAAGGGGATGAGACGATTGCCGCAGGCATCATCACTGCACAAACGTTTAAAGAATCCGGCATTAAAAAGAGCACGCTCACGGTGACCGACTTTTATTATATCTTTCAACGGCGGATTGTCGTGGAACGCTTTTCGAGTATGCGTGTCAGCGACATCTTAAAGGCGTTGATTTTAAAATATGCATCAGAGTTTAGCACGGCATATATCGATGACACATTGACCGAAGTGGAAAGCTTTGAATGCGAATATATGCTTTTAAGCGAAGCCATCACCAGTCTGATGGGATATTTGGACGGTTGGCATTATTATATTGACACAAGTAAAGCGTTTCATCTGTTTGAGGGCTATGAGCGTGACGGTATCAGGTTTGAAGGACAAAACGGCAAATACAACTTTTTAAAAGACACATTAAGCGTCAGCTTTGATGCTGAAAACGTGGTGAAACGGGTATGGGTTGTAGGCGCAAAGCAGGCGGCGTCCAGTGCGGTAACGCAATACTTTTTATGTGATGGTCAGCAACGCTATTTCACATTGGCGTATGAACCGAATTACACCCAAGTTTTTTTAGATGATGTGCTACAAGATAGCTTGCTCGAGGAAAACGACGACGAAGCACAGGCGTTTTTAATCAACAAAACGAACCGTGTGGTTTTTATTCCGGATTATGTGACTACACCGTACAGTGGGGTTTTAAAGGTGACCTATAACCCGAGGGTGCAGGTGATTGAATATTTTGAGGACAGTAAGGGCGACAGCCCATATCTGCTCGAAAAGGTTGTGAAGAATAAGGGGATTACGGATAAGATGTCGGCGCGGGCGTACGGCAGGGCTGAGATTAAGCGCGTGAAGTCCATTAAAGCAAAGGTTCACTTTCAAACGTATGAAAAAGCAAACATCGGACAGCGATGCCATGTGCGCATTGATGATTATGATATTGATGGATACTTTTTAGTGACCAAGGCAGGCATGAAATGCTTAACGAGCGGCAAGGTGCGCTATTCACTGGATTTGGAGGAAATATAGATGGCTGATTCGCTCTCAACGCTCTTGCAGACGCAAAATGACCGCATAACGGCACTTGAAAATGCGTCGCTGGATAGTGTGTTGATTCTACCTCTCATTGAAAAGATATTTGATGGGGTGATGATACGCCCGGTGATTAAAGTGGTGTGGGCAAAGTATGTACTATGCGGCACGGTGAGTGTGAGTGAGTCTCAGCTGAACACGACAGAATATGAGGTGAAGACGTATTAAATGATTAGTGATCAATTATTAACCGCCACGGTTGCCTATCTAAATCAAGCCATGACGCATATCGGCGTTGGTAACGGCGCTGGCCCGGACACGGATGATGTGGTGCTTGCGGATGAGCTGCTTAGAAAGACCGCCACGTCATACATTGATGGCAATACGGTGATTAAAGAAATATATATCGATGAGACGGAACTGAACGGCGAAGATCTAAGCGCAGTTGGGTTGTATGGTGATAACAACACGGTACTCTTTGCAGGCGGCGGTATCAGTCAGCAAAAGGACGCAGGGGAGAGCTTAACCATCTCGGTTGAAATCTCGGTGGAAAGGACGTAAGCAATGGCATATACAAAACAAACATGGATAGACAATGAAACGTATATGTCTGCCCAGCGTCTAAATCATATGGAAACGGGCATCAAGCATGCGCGTGATTTTAACGTTCAAGACATATCGGTGAGCGACGCGGTTGCCGGAGACTTTATCTATAAAGACGGTGACGTCTGGAAAAAGGATAATACGGCAGAACAGAATTTAGGCACGCATATCTTTGACGGCACAGATGCGGTGTGCTTGGGTGTGATCGATTGCCCGGCATATTTAACCATTCAAGATGACGAAGAAGAAAGTGATATTGATTATTCATTGTATGTCCAACCAGATGGCAAACTGGACTTTGGGGTGACGGATATGGTCGCGGCAAAAGTGCTTTCAACCTCTCAGCTGTTTGTTGACTTTCATCCGGTGAATCAAAAGCCGAAAACATATACTGACCCGATGGCAGCGTTCTTTGCAAGGCCTTGGGTCAGCGGTGAAATGTTACTTAAAATTGAAAAGCCATTGTCTGCAGACGGCGTTAAAGTGTATCGAGGTACAACCCTTTATGCAGGAGAAGGCATGGACCATTGGGGTGTCTTGGTCGTTGACATTAACGATGACAGTGATTACAAGAACGCTAATGATTGGTTTAAGGATGACAATGGCGGTCTCAGTGATTTAACCAATGGAACAACCTATTATTATAAAGCGTTCCCATATTTAGGCACGGTCGTTAATGAGACGCAAGGTCAAAATGAAACGGAAGCGCAAGCAGGAATAACATTACATGATTATCCATTTGATGATATCAAGATTAGTGGGGTGACCATAACCGGTATATCCGGCGGTGTGGCTGTAGATATGGCAGGCGGTAATCATTGCTCGCTTGCCAATCAATTGGTAACGCCTGTAAAAGTTGAAAACGGCATCGTTGGCTCAGGCGCGGGCGTAGGCAACTTAAACTCAGCGATCGATATGACAGGCAAAACTCTGTTGATGTTTATTAAAACAAATGGGGACAACTCTGGATTTATCGGTTACTCAGGTGAGCTATATGCCAGGGTATATTCCGTAGGGAATACGGTCAAAGCCGGTAGTTGGGGAACAGAAGTAACGATTGCAAGCGATGCATCAAGCGGCCTATGGGTGGAAATATATTTTTCATCCAAGTTTACATGGCATATATATATCAATGGTATATCCATCGGGGATAAAACGTGTGGGGACGCATCAAGCATATGCACCATCAGTCAGATTGGTTATTCAAAGCTTTACGGCGGTGCAAATGTGTATCAAAACGGTCAAATGGATGCTGTCCGAATATTTAACGGACCTTTAACGGCAGAGACTAGGGAAAACCTATTGCAAGACGGAGCGGGGTGTTAACACATGAATGCGTATGTAATTGATCTAAACGATTGGAGTGGACACAGCATCGGGCAGATGGGCAACGATAAGGTTGTGATTGAATCTGATATACCACCCACATGTGAGCATATGGATATCACCGATAAAGGTACATGCTTTAATCAAGGTGTGTTTGACGGTAAGTATGGCAAGGCAATGACTTATGCAACCTTTTGTTCTATTCGTATTATGTTGGACGTCTATGGCCAAGCAAACAGCTATGAAGAACTATTGCAAAATAAAGTAGATGCGCTTGAAGAAGCGTTAGCGGAGGTTTACCTGAATGGTTAAGATATTTGCAAGTTTAATCTTAAGAGGGATAAAGACAATCGATGATGTGCCGCAAGACTTAAAAGCGGCGGTACAGGCAATATTACAAAGCACCTGATGCGGGTGCTTTTTTCGTGGGAGGAAAGATGGAATACAAGATAAGAGCAAAGCAAGCACCAATCTTAACACGCGAGTTGAAACGCGGCTGTCAGGGCGATGATGTGATTTTGCTTCAGCAACGGTTACTCGATATCGGGTTTGATTTAGGATACTACGGTGCGGATGGGTATTTTGGCGGGGTGACGCAGGATAAGTTAAATGATCTGCTTGTGGCGTATGGTTTAAAGCCGGAAGGTAAGGTGACGCAAGATATCTGGGTATTGTTATTCGGTGAACATGCCTTTGCACAGTTTAATAACAAGATGTTTAAGTGCTTATGCGGAAAGTATTGTGACGGCTATTACAAGGGCGGGATTAATCCTGCGATTAAGATACTGCTCGCGAGAATCCAATCAGCGATGCGAAAACAACTGGGGTATACCGATGATGTGTGTTTGGTGGTGAAGTCGAATAAGACCGCATATCCGGGCAATGGCGGGTATCGGTGCAAGCGATGGAATCAACGGCGTGGCGGGGCAACGTATTCTCAGCACCTCTATGCGAAAGCCGCTGATGTGTATCCGGCAATCGGGAATATCCCGGCAGCTGAATACTTTGATTTGCTGTTTGAATGCGCGGATCAGTGCAATCCTTATGGTGGGGTTGGCATTGGGACGCATACGAATCGTTATATGGGTGTGTGCCATGTGGACGTACGCGGCAGAAAAAGTCGTTGGGCATACGCAAGATAAGGAGATTAAAGGGATGACGACAGAGTTTTGGATTCAGATGATTGTATATGCCATATCGATTGGCAGTTTTGCGGGAGTCATTTTAACTAAAATTGGATACTTAGAAAAGAAGATGGATAAACACAACGGATTGGTGGAGCGGATGGTCGTGGTTGAACAGAAATGCGCATCTGCCCATCACCGCATTGATGAAGTGAGGGAGGATATTAATGACCGCTAGAGAATGGGCAACCATTTATGAAACAGACGGGAAAGAAAAAGCCTTTCAGATTATCGCGGATATCGCGAAGCCGTTTGAGCGCTTTGGTGTTCGCCCGAGTTTAATGCTGGGACAATTCTTGCAGGAAAGCTACAAGGGCAACGGTAAGTGGTCAAAGCTGTTTTTAAACCAAAACAATCTGCACGGCATCAAGAGTGATGATGGCGCTGTGTGCCCGACGCAAGAAGAGATTGACGGACAACTGGTTGATGTGAATGATCGATTTGGTATTTACAGCGACATCGATGCCGGGATCGAAGCGTACTGCAAGCTGATGTGTGGGTCAAGATACTTTGATGTGAGAGCGGCTAACACATGGCAGGGCGCAGTGAAGGCACTGGGTAAATCCGGATACGCGACCGATTCGAACTATGCGAAGGCGGTTCGAAACTGGATTGAGACGTATGAATTAGGGAAATATGATACCTATGAATTATCAGACCGCAAGATGCAAGTCTTTAACACCACCAAGTATGGAGATAGAGGTCAAAGGGTTGAAGCAGTTCACCAGATGCTATTAGGTATCGTTGAGGTCACCGGCATTTATGATTTAACGACTTATGATGCGATTAAAGCATTTCAAGAGGAAACAAGGCTTGAAGTGGATGGGGTATGTG